TTAATGCGAGTAGCACATTAGGCATTATTGCTAGAGAGTACGAAGTTACCCAGCTAGTACAGTTACTGCAGACAATGGGTAAGGATTCACCGCTGTATACAACCTTGATTCAATCGGTTGTAGACAACATGAACCTGTCTAACCGTGAGGAACTGCTTGCGGCAATGACTCAGGCAATGCAACCCAATCCTCAAGCACAGCAAATGGCTATGGCAGCACAACAAGCCCAGTTGCAATTCCAAGAGTCACAAACTGCGGCCCTGTCTGCACAGGCACAAGAGTCTTCGGCTAGAGCGCAGAAGCTTGCGGCAGAGGCAGCTGTGGTTCCGCAAGAGCTTGAGATTGACAGAATCAATGCCGTTACTAGAAACTTGCGTGAAGGCAATGAGGATGACAAAGAGTTTGAGCGTCGCATGAAGATTGCCGACACACTGCTAAAAGAGAAACAAATCCAAGGAAAAGAGAATGCTAACCGACAGAGAGTTCCAACTGATCCTCAACAAGTTCAACGCTCAAATAGAGCCGTTACGACGCCAAGTCCAAGAACTCCAAGCCAAGGTGGAGGCATTAACTGATGGCGAAGAAGCATCCAAGCCTAGAACGCGCAGGCGTAAGCGGATTCAACAAACCGAAGAGAACGCCCAACCACCCCACTAAAAAGTTTGTTGTGGTGGCAAAGCAAGGCGATAAGATCAAGACGATTCGGTTTGGTGATGCCAAAATGAAAATTAAAAAGAATCAGCCAGATCGCAGAAAATCCTTCCGTGCGCGTCATAAGTGCGATACAAATCCTCCAAGTAAACTAACTGCACGATACTGGTCGTGTAAGAATTGGTGAAACTATGAAAGTAAAAGCGCCTGATGGTTATCACTGGATGAAAAAAGGCAAAGAGTATAAGTTGATGAAAGACCCTGCAGGTGGTTACAAACCTCACAAGGGTGCATCTAAGTCAGCAGACTTTGCAGTTCAAAAGGTTCACGGAGGCAAGAAATGAAAGACCAAGATCACACGGTTAGTTATATGCCAATTGAGTATTACGCTATGTGCGAATCGTCTAAGCGTCGAATCAAAGAGATGCAAGCGCAAGGTATTCCTACTCGGTTTGATCCCAAAGACAAGCCAGAAGATGTAGGTAAGATGGAATCATTTACTGTAATGATGGTTAGTGAATAACCAAAGGAGATAGCTATGTATCATGGATCAATGAAGCCAAAGAAAAAGAAAAAAAAGAAAAAGGTTAAGAAGTAATGCCTGGGCGAAAGGGCAAGGGTTATAGCCCAAAACAAAAAAAGATTGCTCGCGTTGCGGCCCCTCGGGACAAAATTACGGGAGCAGATTTTAAGGGGTTACGTCGTGCCAAGAAAAAAAAGTAAACCCAAAAAGAAAAGCACTATACCCGCTAATGTAAAGAACAAAGCACTTTACTCGCGGGTAAAGGCTGAGGCTAAACGCAAATTCGATGTATATCCGTCGGCTTACGCAAACGCCTGGTTAGTTAGAACCTATAAGAAACGTGGTGGTACTTATGGCTAAACCTAAAGGTGGTTTGACCAAATGGTTCAAAGAAGAATGGGTTGACATTAAAACCGGAAAGCCGTGCGGTCGCAAAAATGCAAAGCGATCTCGCCGGCCTTATCCTGCGTGTAGGCCAAAAACTGTTGCTGCAAAGATGACCAAGGCAGAAAAAACAACTGCGGCAAGAAAAAAGACAGGGCCAAAACGGGTAAAGTACGCAGTTACTGCTTCAGGGCGTAGACGTAAATCAACCAAAAAAGCCTGACATTTTTTAAAAACCGTGCTACAAGGCACCTAATCAACAAAAGAGAGATAGGAATTATGACACCTGAACTTGAGGAGTACTTTAACAACTACAACGAACTGTTTAACCATGCGGGTTTTAAGCAGTTAATTGAAGAACTAGCTAACAATGCAAGGCAGTTAGCAGACCTTCAAACCGTTAAAGATTCAGAGGAGTTGTTCTATCGTAAAGGCCAAGTTGCCGCTTTAGCTACAGTAATCAACATGGAAGCAACGATTGCTGCAGCGCGAGACCAAGCCGATGCGGAAGGACAAGAAGAGTTAGATGTATAAGATATATGACTTTCGCTGTGAGTGTGGTCATGTATTTGAAAGAATGGTACGCAGTGGAGAGACAGTCAGTAGGTGCGACTGTGGCTTGACTGCTATCAAAATGCTGTCAGCACCTAAGTGCGTACTCGACGGTCATAGTGGGGACTTTCCAGGTCGCCATATGAAGTGGATACGGGAACACGAAGAAGCTGGTAGAAAACGTAAATCTCCAAACGGAGTTTAATATGTCTAGAGCAACGATTGTTGACACGCACCTCGAAGAGGAGAATGCGAGCAACATCGAAAACGAAGTCCAAGAGACTCAAGAAGCGGAGGCAGAGCAATCTGCTGATGTGGTTGAGCAGACTCAAGACGCGGTAGAGACTGACACTGACGACGATATTCCAGAGCAATACCGAGGTAAATCTCTGAAAGAAGTTGTTCAGATGCACCAAGAAGTTGAAAAGGTGATGAGTCGGCACTCTAACGAGGTCGGTGAGCTTCGTAAGATAGTGGATGAGTACATTACGGCTCAAACACCATCGCCAGCACCTCAACAAGCTGTTGAGCCTGAAAGCGATATTGATTATTTTACGGATCCACAAGGAGCTGTTAACAGAGCAATTGAGAATCATCCTAAGATTAGAGAGGCTGAGAGATACACTGAGGACTACAAAAAGCAGGCAGCGTTAGCCACTTTGGGTAACAAACACCCAGATATGCAAACAATTCTTGCTGATCCGAAGTTCGCAGAGTGGATTAAAGCATCAAAGATTAGGACTCAATTATTTGTAGAAGCCGACCAACAGTACAATGCTGACGCGGCTGATGAACTCTTTTCTCTCTGGAAGGAAAGAAAGGTAGTTGCACAGCAAACCGCAAATTTTGAAAAACAGGTGCGTAAGCAACAACTTAGGGCGGCTAATACAGGTAAAGCTAGAGGCAGTTCTGAGTCAATCGCAAGAAAACAGTATCGCAGGGCCGACTTAATTAAACTGAAAAAAACTGACCCCGAGCGTTACCAAGCCCTGTCAGATGAAATTCTTCAGGCATACGCAGAGGGTCGAGTCAAATAATCTGAAAGGAGATTGACATGGCTACTGCAACTTACCCTGGAACTGGGGGTTTTACCGCTAAAACTGAAGCAGATACTTTTATCCCCGAAATTTGGTCGGATGAAATTATTGCCGCTTATCAAAAGAACCTGAAAATGGTTCCGCTGGTCAGAAAGCTTGCTATGACAGGCAAGAAAGGCGACAAGCTTCACATTCCTAAGCCCGTTCGTGGCGACGCAAATGCTAAGGCCGCTGACACAGCAGTCACTATTATTGCAAATACCGAAAGCGAACTTCAGATTGATATTACCCGTCACTTTGAATACTCGCGTCTAATTGAAGACATTGTTGAAGTACAGGCACTTTCTAGCCTCCGTCAGTTCTACACTGAAGATGCTGGTTATGCGTTGTCCGTACAGGTTGACAATGACCTTCATGCAGCCGGTACTGGCTTTGGTGATGGCGGTGCAGTTGTCTTTAGCCCAGCGCCTACGGACTATCAGCACACTGGCTGTTTCTTCAACGACAATGGAACAACAACTCAGTACACCGATGACACTATTGTGCCAACACAAGACGTGTTTACTGATGCGTTTTTCCGTGACATGATCCAGAAGCTTGATGACAACAACGTACCTATGGACGGACGTTCGCTTGTTATCCCACCTTCGGTTCGTAACACCATTATGGGTATCGACCGATATGTGTCTTCTGACTTTGTGACAGGACAAGTCGTTAACTCTGGCCTAATCGGTAACTTGTACGGTGTAGACATTTATGTCTCAGCTAACTGCCGTACTATCGAAGCGGCTGCTGATAACACGGCTGGATCTGCTGATACACGTGCGGCACTTTTGTTCCACACTGATGCTATCGTTATGGCAGAGCAGATGAGTGTTCGTTCACAAACTCAGTACAAGCAAGAGTATTTATCTACTCTGTATACCGCCGACACTCTCTACGGTGTTCAGGTATATCGTCCTGAAGCTGGTTTTGTACTCGCAATCGCTGAGTAATGATACCTGGCCCCCTTCGGGGGGCTTTTCTTCTTTGTACATAATTCTGCTATAGGAACCTCAGATGTCTAACTACTCTAAAACCACAGACTTTGAAGCCAAGGATTCGTTGCCTACCGGTGATTCAGGAAAGATTATTCGGGGTTCTGAATTTGAAACCGAGTTCGATGCGATCTCTACAGCTATTGCGACTAAAGCAGATACGGCAGGGCCTACGTTTACTGGGACTCTAACCTTTGAAACTATCTCCGATGGCACTATTAACGTCACAGCCTTTGTCGATGAAGACAATATGGCGTCTAACAGTGCAACTTTGGTTCCTACACAGCAGTCCGTAAAGGCTTACGTTGACGCACAACTTACGGCAGAAGACTTAGATTTTCAGGCTGACTCTGGTGGTGCGTTAAGCATTGACTTGGACTCTGAGACACTAACCTTTACAGGCGGTACGGGTATTGATACGTCTGGTTCCGGTAACGCTGTTACTTTTGCT